TATAACAATGAAACATTTAAACGAGATTTCGGAATCAAAAAGGCAGAGCAAAAGCAAACGACATAATGTTTATTTTTGTATATTTGTAATATAGGAGTGGTCGCCTAATTTATAATATAATAAAATTCCAACGCTGATAAAGACGACCACCTTTTGAAGCGTTGGTTTTTACTTTTATGGACAAAGAATATTTTAGAAATTATTATCAAAAAAATAAAGAAAAATATAAAAAATACAGAGAAGAAAATAAAGAAGAAATATATATAAAGAGAAAAATATATAGAGATAATAATAAAGAAAAAATGAAAATGCAATATGAAAAGGCTAAAGAAAAAAGAAAAATATATAGAAATAATAGAAGAAAAACGGATTATTTATATTGTTTAAAATGCAAAATAAGAAAAAATATAAATGCATCCATTAAAAAGAAAGGATTTACTAAAAGAAGTTCTACATATAATATTTTAGGATGTGATTATGATTTTTTTAAGAATTTTATTGAATCTCAATTTATAAATGGAATGAATTGGAATAACATTCATTTAGATCATATAAAACCTTTATCTACAGCTATAACAGAAAAAGATGTTTTAGATTTAAATCATTATACTAATTTTCAGCCACTATTTGCAATAGATAATTTAAATAAGGCTTCAAAAATAATAGAGAAACAATTACGAATATTATGACAGAGCAACAAATACAAACTAAAATTAAAAAAAAATTAGAAAATAATGGGTGGTTAGTCGTTAAACTAATAAAAACAAATAAGAACGGCATACCGGATTTGATGTGCCTAAAAGATGGCGGAACAATGTTCATTGAAGTTAAAAGGCCAAATGGAAAGTTGAGTGAATTGCAAAAGATAAGAATCAAACAATTACAAGATTTAGGATTTGATTGTAAAATTTGGGTTGATTATGATGTAAATTATAATTAATTGTTTATATTTGCCGATGTAGAGTCGTCGCTACATTTAAAAATTTGTTTAATTCCCGCAATGATAAAGACGACGACCTTTTGATTTGCGGGTTTTTAATTTAAAAAATATGAATACAATATCAGTACAGGGATTTAAAATTGACATTAACCACTTTAATACGCAAATTTCAAAGAGTGGCAGACCATTTAGGTTGAGTGGTGTTGAAATAGTAAGAACCAAACCGGCACAATGGGTAAATAAATTATTACTGCATGGAACTATTTACAGCTTTAGGTATTTAGACAAAGATGAGTTCTTTGCTTTTGAGTTTGATCCGTTTAACAATTTTATTTCAAAAGTATGATTTACACAATTAAAAATATAGCAGAGTTTTGCGATGTTGATTTTGGATTTATAAGAAGAATAATTGACTCCAATGAGTTAAGGCCAAAAATAATTTGCGGAAATAAAAAAGGATATAGCTTTTATCAATTATTTATTATACAATCCTTTTTAGAACAGATATCTCAAAACAATTTACATTTTGATTTTGAGAATGAAGAAGTTTATACAATTTACGAAAGCAAACTAAATTTTGAATTATGAATATACACGAAAGAATTACCGAAATAAATAGCACTTTAGTGCAACTTAATTACAAAGAGCAGGAGATATTATCCTTTTGGGATGAGTGTATAAAAATTGCTAAAGATAAACAGCAAATATTTACGGATGAATTTAAGATTTCTATAAACGGCAAAAGATTAGCTGACAAATTAAATGAAAGCTTCGGTTTACAATTATTGCCAAAAATCAAACGAAATATTAAGAACGACATTAAATTTTTAATGTTGGATCAGTCAGGCAAAGTATATGAGTTTAAAGGAATTGTTTTAGACTTTTTAGATAATGATGTTACTATTGAATTAAATGACTCAACCTTTAGCCTTTATTAATATGAATCAGCACAAAATGTATAGATGCATAAGGCTTATGGAATATCTCCAGGACAAGCCAAGAAATATGTATACAATTGAAAGGTATTTAAATGTAAGTAATAGAACAGTTTACCGGTATCTTAAACTTTACGAAGCACTTGGATATATTGTAAAAAAAGACAAATTTAATAAAGTAGAACTAATAAAGCCATAACTATGAACTACCTATTATCAAAAGAGCATTTTTTAGCTCACGAACAGACTAAAGAAGATTATAAAAATTTAATTTGCCATTATGCAGATTTTAAACTTTATCGAAAAGGCACAGCACAAAGCGATAAGGCAAAGATGAATTGCCATAAATATCTAATATCTATACTTGCAAATAAAAGCATTTTAAAGATTGATAGTACTGCTGATGAATTGCTGTTGGATGATTTGTTTGATAGGATTAAATAAAAAAACCCCTCTTAATTTATGTGAGAGGGGAATTCAACCTTAAACCAAATTATTATGAAGCTTCAAATATAAACAAAAATGTTTATATATTTTTATATTTTTTATAACCAAAATAAATCGGTATTAAAAGCAAGAACCAAAGAAGCCACCAATATGAATCTTTACGTTCAGTTTGTTTTACTTCTATTATTTTGTTTCTTTTAACCATCACTACAGCCTCTTTTTGTGCTTTGTGTTGGACTTTTACATCTTTTTGAGTAGTTATATTGTTTTTCTTTTTTGAACGCTTTATTTTAGCGTTTTTGTACGTTATTCCATTTATAACCATAGGTAATGAATCAGATACCGGACATATCTCTATTTCATCAGTTGTTGAAGTGTCAACTATTTTAGTGTTGTCTGTTACTCTCGTTTCAGTTTCGAGAGTAATTTTTTCAGTTTTTTGCTCTTGTTCTTTAGTTTCTGACTTCTGGACCTTTCTAGAGCCGCAAGAGGTTAAAACTATTGTGGTAATTAAAGCCAGTATTATAGCTATTAGTAAAATGTTATTTCCGTTGTTGTTTTCGCTTGTTGTCATTCTGTATTTTTTTTAATTAAGTAATACCAAAGCCAAATTAATTTTTCTCTTATAAACTCATAAGCTACTAATAATAAAATATATTTCATATTTCGTATTGTTTAAGTTTCTCCAAATATAAGATAAAATCCATAGCCTCTTGTTGAGCGTGATTAATCCATTCTAAACAAGTTAAATCCTCTCGGTCTAGTGTTGTATTGTATTTTTTAATTCCAACTTCTGACCGCTCTTTAAATTGGTTTATTACTGATTCAACTATTGTGTCTTTCATTTTTACCTTTTGTGTCTATTTAAACCCTAAAATTTAAGGTCTATCTTTAAACGATTAGTAACTTATAAGTTACGTATCTTGTACGCATTTTGGATAAGTACAATAGTTTAAATTGCATATTTCTCCCTCTCTTTTAATTCCTTTAAGTTTACACTTATTTGAGTCTTTGTCATTCGGCCAAAACATATCGCAGTTGTCAGCGTCTTCCTCTCTACTGAATCCTCCATAAGATTGATAAACTAAACTTGCCGGAGCTGTAAACCTATGGCAGTAATCTTTACTTGGACATAAACTGTCTGAACATTTTGCTATATCAGCCATATTTTTGTTTTATTAATTCTCTATAAATAGCATTTGTTTTTTCGCAGTTTTGACCTCTTAAATATTGTCGAAGAATTTTATTCGCTACTTTCTCAATTTGCGAATCAAGATTTGGCGTAACTTTCTTTTCCATTACACAATTTTATAATTGATTATTCTAATATTTTTTAATTCATAGTTCCCATCTTGGAAAACTTTAACGTGAGCAAACCCATGATTGTAATTATTATAAGGCGCATATTCAGGTTCTAAACCGCAAAGGCATCCTGTTGACCAAGTTGTTGTAACTTCACCGCTTAAAGTCTTTTCTGTGTGTTCTGATGTTCTATGGTGATGTCCTACGATTGCACTCTCTTTAGCTTTCATAAACAAACCCCTTGCAGGATTAACAGGCGGAGCAAATCCTCCAAACCATTCGTGGCCATGAAGTATTGGAAGATTTCCTGCCATTGCCATTTGCTTATCTTTAACCAACGTAACTCCGAACTCTCTAAATCTTAAAAGCTGTTCAAGTTTAAAATCATCAATCCCCAATAATTCGGGTGCTTTGATCATCAAATAATCTTCATATCTTTTTTCGTGATTTCCGATTTTATAATAGATAGGGCATTTAAATAAATCTTGCATCATTTTTAGAAATCCTCTAACCATTTCTAACTCTCCCGCCATATCCCTCAATCGTCTGTCTTTTGTAAATCGGCTACATTGGTAAAAGTCTGCAATATCACCGTTTAAATAGATTGTATTGACTTTGTTTTCAAGTCCGTAATTAATTGCCAATTCAAGTGCTTTATTGTCCTGGTAAGGGAAATGAATATCGGATAAGATTAAAATATTGTTTTGCCCTTTTGGAATTATAAAGGATTCGCACTTTTCGTAATCACTATCCGGTAAGTCTATTGTTTTGCTCATAGATTGTTTTTTTTGGATTTCAGTACGTTCTCCGGTTATTGAAATAGGAGAACTATTTTTACCATTTTCGCCTCTATATCTTCTAACGTTTGTTCTTACGGTATCAAGTGAACTAAAGTCTAATTTATGTTTATCATAAATTAATCGTGAAATGGCCATTGTAGTTGCGTTGGGGAACTGATTTATAAAAGATAAAACAATATCTTTTTTGTAAGTAGCAGCGTTTTGATTGCCTTTTATGCTCATAAGTTTTTAGTTTGGTTATTCAAACCTACAAAAAAAGTATTGAATAACAATACTTTAAGGTAAAAAATATAAATCAGCTTCTTCGATTCTTCTATTGGTTAAGCCATTAATAACTTTACCATTAGCTTTATTCCATCTTAAAAACTCCGCTTTTATTGTTAAATCATTTGGGTTTTTATTCACTTTTTTTAATAAAGTAGATGAAGCAAAATTACCAGTTCCAACATTGTAAGCAAATGAAACTAAAGCATTAAATTGATTTTGATTTATGTTTGATGTTACTAATGTATCTACTCTTTTTGCAAATCTATTAGCTATTTCTTTAAACATTTCAAAAGCTTGTTGTTTAGTAATATCTTTGTCTAATAAAGTTACACGTTTACCATCACTATAATAACAATTTCCATAACCTATTGTTGGTATTTTAGCTGGACACAAATAAGGTTTTAATCTTAACCCTTCGTGTTTTGTTATAAATAAATAACCTTTATTATCTAAAATCATTTGTTACTTTTTTTATAAATTTCAAATTGTTTTTTTAATGCTTCGTGGTCTTTTTCTAAAACAATGTATTTACTTTCTAATTCATCAAACTTATCTTTCCAATACTTTGAAGCTTCTACTTCTTTTGCGTATGCTAAATACAAATCATTAAATTGCTTTTGTAAACTTCTAACATCGTTTCTTAAATCTGAAATATCTTTAGTTTGCTCAACATTACAAGCTCTTAATTCGTCCCTATCAGTTTTTAAATCTTCAACTAAAGCATCATAAATATTTTGAACTTTAGTTAAAAAGTCACCATTGCTGTTTTTTATCTCAACTCTTTTGGCTTGTTTACCGCCAAATATCCAAGCTATTGGAATTGATATTGTACTAACTATTGCAACCCAATTTTCTAATAACCAAATCATAACTTTAGATTTCTATTGCACCTTCGTAAAACTCCCTTGTTTCAAAATTAAAATATGGCTTTTCATATAAAACAAGTAATAGTTCATCTATTGCAATTTCATTTTCTTGCAAATAATATTCTACTGCCGTACAATATAAAAACTCTCCCGTTATTTCGTTTATTATTGATTTCATTAGTTATTTATATTACATAGATTAGGTGTTACAGTATCTAAAACAGTAGCAGATTGTAAAGTAAAAAATAAATACAAAGTATTTGCAGTATTATAAGCAGTTGAAGTTCCAGCGGTATTTACTGCTGTAAAATCCGAAACTAATGAACTACTAAAATTATATCCATAAAGATTGCCACCATTTAAATCAAATGTTCTTGTTATAAGTACATAGGTATTAGCAAGAGCTGTAAAGTTAAATACACCTATTTGTGTTGCACCTACTAATGTGTTTGTAGTGTTTATTTTTAAACGCATAGCAACTGATGAAGTATTTGATTTTGTAGTTTTAAATAATACTTTCATCACATCACTACTGTTAAAAGTACCACCATTAATAGTTGCAGTTGCTATAATAGTTTCAGCTACTGTGCCAGTATGAGCAGTTTGTGAAGTTTGAACAAATCTAAAAGGTGTATATCCTAAAATTGTTCCAATTGATTTATTTTTCCAAAGGTCAGTTGAACTTTCATAAGTTAAAACTTGATTGTTAGTTGGTGCATTAGTTATTAAGTCAATGTCATGTATCTCCGACAATTCATATCCGTTTTGAATACGAACATACATCCTACCTGCGCTTCCATTTGAAGCTGTTGTAACAACTCCCAAATAAACTAAATGATTAGGCGCATGAGGTTTAACATTTGTAATTGTTCCTGCTGTTGCTCCAAGATAAACAGCATCACCATCAGCAAAAGTTGATGTAGGTAAAATACTTAACCCATCCAATAAACCTTGCATCATTATTAATCCTTTTTGATTAGCTGCAATGGATGTCGATAATACTAATCCAACTGTTTGAGCGGATGTAGCATCAGTTGTATTATATGCTCTCTTAACAGTCATTCTATCTCCTGTACCGCTAAAAGCATAAACAGGCATCCCTTTAGTTAAAGTAACAGAGTCATCATTTGTAACATAAGCAAATAAACTATTTGGAGCAGTTCCAATGACTTGAAAGTGATTATTTGTTGAATTATATACACAAAGCATCTCGCCTCCTGAAATAATATCGCCACCGATTAAAGCGCCATCGTTGTTTCTGTAAAGAGTTTTTGCCCCTAAAGAATTGATGTTTAAAGTTGCTCCTGTTGTATTACCATTGGTGAATCTAATCAAGTAAGCATCAGCATCATTATAAGCTGTAACACCTGTAATTGTTGCAGTATATGTATCAGTTCCTGATGCAGTTGCGTGAGGTATTCCGCCTCCTGTTGGAATATCGTCTGTTGTTGCTAATGTATATGTTCCTGTTGGTTTGTTTGGAAACTCATAATTTTGGAGTGTATCTCCGCTTGTATCAAAACTTAATGATTGTATAAATGAAACTTGAGCCGGATCATAAGCATACATTTTACCATCGAATCCAAGTTGAAATGTTGGTGTGTTAGTGCCTAAATCAGTTGCAATTAATTCATATCCGTTAATATCAAAAGAAGTTAAATTTTCATTATTATTAACTATAATTGAGTTAGTAGTAGTATTACCCTCATCAGTAACTTCTTGAAGCGTTGGAGTTCCACCTCCGGTTGAGTTAATTACCGGATTTAAAGGATCAGTATTGTCAACTGCGCTACCGGTTACGCTTTGAACTGTTCCGCTTAATGGATTTATAGGAATTTCAACAGCCAATTCCCAATGGTCAGTTAACGACATAACTGCATTTAAATTCTCGGTGCAAATAACATCCGGATAACCATTAATATTTAAAAAAGTTCCTGCGCCACATAAAAAGAAACTCGGCAATTCTGGAACATCCGGCAATTGTTGGCCATCGGTAACTGATATCGCTATATAACCAACACCACCACTCACACCAATAGCAGTAGCAACTAAATCAACTAACTCTTGTATAGTAGCTGATTTTAAGTCAGTGCCTACTGAATGTGGAATTAAATTTGTTAAACTTAAAGCTTCATCAGGTAGTTGGTCAACTCTTATTGTTGTAATTAATTCGGGATTTATTGCCATATTTTTATAATTTCATTATTTTTAATAATACCATGTAAGGTTGCATATTTTTATTAACACCACTAACTCCAGCAAATCCTGAAAGTCCAACTGTTGCTTGTGATCCATCTGTTGGCTTTACTAATCTATAATCATTATCACCACCGGCTGAACCTCGCCTTGCAACATAATCTATTGATGTTATATCAACTCCTGTTTGACCTCCATTATTAGGAGCAAACATTAAATGTTGATGTTCAACAGCAACTGCATTTTTACTACCACCAATGGCTTTGATAACATTGTAATTATTTCCATAACCAATACTTACTAAACCATCTAAATTTGGAGTGCCATTTTGACCATTACAAATAGCATAACCTTCGCACAATTCAATTCCTAATCCTGTTACATCAAAATTATCATCAATGTAAGCTTGTGAAACCCATAAATCTTTAATCTCAAATTGAAAAGCGTTTGCGTTGATATTTACAAAATCAACTAAATCTTGACCATCAATTTGTTGTAAATCAGTTCCATTTTCAACTGCTATTTTAGAAGTCAATTCTATTGTTCCTGTTGGTAACTCACCAACACGAATTGTGGTTATTTCTGATGGATTTATTGCCATTATTCTGTTGTTTTAATTATATAATTTGCATCTGTATTTGTTGTCAGTATTACATCCGGATCGCCATCATTTAATACAAATTCACCTAATCCTCTTGTGTTTGGAATACCATAACCAACCATTGAACCAGTAAAGCTTAAAAAGTCATCAACTGCCGAAACCTCCGTAAGTTCAGTAATATAGCATTTACCATAGTCAACTGTTGGAAATGTATTGCCTTGTATTTTCCAATCCAAAAGTATTTTTTGACGTTTCAACAGCTTTAGTTTATCGTATGAAGCAACGCTAAAAGTTCCACCCGCTACAACTGTATTGATTTGTATTCCTTCAAATGATATGCTATATCCTTGCATCATAGGTCTTGAAGTATTCCAACCATCGTTATCTCTTGTTGTAGTGGATAACATTTCCGCACTTTCAGAAAAAGAATTACTTGTTAAACAACCTATTGGCAACCAGTTACCTTGTTGCTTTATATATAAAATTCTATCGTTGCCGTTGTAATATTCCATGTAGTAACTTTTACAATTACAAATATATAATAAAATATCGTCTTATTTATAATCAGTCTAAATTATTTTTATATATTTGTACATATTAAAACTACTTTAATGGCAAAGAATAGAATAGCTTTAGCTTGGGATGCACTTACAGGCTCAAATAAAAACCTTTTTAACCAAAGTATATATAAATTAGTAGGAGGAATAACCTCTACTTATAATGCTACTTTAGAAACTTTAATAGTAAGAGGTTATGGCGAAAATCCCGATGTAAACGCAATCGTAAATCAACAAGCATCAAAAACAACATCCGTTCCTTATTATATTAAAAAAATAGATGATGATGATGCTTATAAAAAGTTAAAAAAATATCCTAACAATCCAACGTTTCAACAAAAGTTAGCAATTAGCAAACTTAAAAAGAAAGCATACGATACCGATACCGAGTTACCTATGCCACTTAAAAGACCTAATGTTAACCAAAGTTGGAATGATATATTTTTCCTTTACAAAGTATATCTTAAAGTTTGTGGTAATGTTTATTTTTATAAGCAAACAGTTTCGGAAGGAGCTAATGCCGGTAAGCCATTACAACTTTATATTTTACCTTCTCATTGGGTGCAAATAGTATTGAAACAAAATGCATCTTTAATGAGTCTTGAAAATCCTATTGACTATTATATTATGCAACAAGGAAATAATTTAATAAAGTTTCCTTCTGAAAATATAATCCATATTAAACGATCAAATCCTTTTTATGATAATAGTGGCTCCCATCTTTATGGTTATAGCGAATTAATGGCAGCCATAAGAAACATAAATAGTTCTAATAATGGAATAGATAATAATTCTAAAACAATGCTTAACAGCGGAGTTTATGGGTTTATTCATGCCGGTGATGGAGCAACACCATTAACAGCTGAACAAGGGCAATCTTTAAAGGATCGTTTAGTTGACATGGATAATGATAGCACTCGACTTTCAAACATAGCCGGAGCATCTGCAAAATTAGGATTTACACGTATATCACTTACAACCGATGAACTTAAACCGTTTGACTATTTAAGTTATGATAGACGTACTTTAGCGAATTGCCTTAATTGGAATGTAGATTTATTAAATGAAGAAAAAAACGGAAGTGGATTTGGAGTTGATACAATGAATGAAGCTCGTAAACGAGTTGTAACTGATAATATCAAACCGGATTTAGATTTGTTAGCTGAATACCTAAACCTTGAATTTATACAAAAATTCAAAGGTTATGAAGATGCTTATATTGAATGGGATATTTCAGAACTACCGGAAATGCAAACAGATATGGAAACCATGTCTAAATGGGTGAATAGTGTTCCTTTGACATTAAACGAAAGACGTGAAGTTTTCAATTATGAAGAAATTGACGATGAGATGATGAATGAGATTTATATCCCTACCGGAATAGTCAACTTAAACGATCCAACACTTAACACGTTAATGGATGGACAAACTACGCTTTAGACAAGAAGTTCAAGCCTACCGAATAGTTAGAAGAAATATTATTAAAATAGTTAACGCTATTCCATTTAACAATATGTCAAAGCTAACTTATGAATCTTTAATTAATTCAAACGTTACTCAAACTCAAATAAAGGATATGTATAAAGAGATTTATACTACTTTAGGCAATCCACAATATAAACGTATTAAAAGAAGCATTAAAGCTGAATTAGACTTTGAAACAATTATAGCCAACTGGCTTAACTCAAATATGGGTTTACGTATTGTTTCCGTACATCAAACGTTAATTGATGCAATAGTTGCTGTTATAGCCAATGGTTATGAGAATAACCTATCAGTTGAAGATATTACTCGAAACTTGCAAAAAAAGTTTGGATGGTATAAATATCAAGCGTTACGAATAGCACGAACTGAAACCACAACCGCAACTAATTTTGCCACTGTTGTAGCTGCTCAAAACTCCGATTTCGTATTAGAGAAAACTTGGATAAGTGTGCAAGATAACAGAACCCGCAGACCGCCTAATTCAATTTATGACCATTTAGATATGAATGGCGTTAAAGTTGGTCTTAATCAGCCATTTTTTACAAGCGGTGAAAATATAATGTATCCAGGTGATCCAAATGCATCAGCAGGAAATGTAATTAACTGCCGATGCAAAGTGGTGTTTACTGTTAAAGAAGATGAAAACGGATTACCAATAAGAAAAACTATCCTTTAATAGTTGGCTTAACCGTATTGTTTCCATAATCAGGAGTTATCGTATATTGAATGTCTGCAATGTCCGTATTATAAAATTGTAATAATTTTACTTTCGTTATATTATTTTTATAATCATAATCCCATTCAATAGGCATAAATAATCCAAAAACATTATCAATAGTAACTACTGATAAATAAGGAATATATCCATAAACATCACCAGTAAATACTTTGATTGGATTTGATTGTATTCTTAAATCATCCATAGCTGAAATACCTAATAAAGGTAAATTTTCAAACTTATTTTTTCTACTCCAAAAAGTTGTTAAAGTTACTAAATCATCTTTATATATAGAACCAATTAAAACCCTATCACCATCGCCATTAAAAACTTTTTGATTTTCTTTAGTAATTGAACTTGGAGGCAATAAACGAGTAACTGTGTGAAATTCTCCTATTATTTTTTTATTATTTATTTGATTGTCTAAAATCTGTATTTCACTATATTTTATAGTATAATTTATATCTTCAAAATCAAAAGAACCTACAATAGGACATATTATTATTATTGTAATTTCGGAGTCTCCTATTATTGGAGGCAATATAATTTCATTTGTATAAAATCTTTCTGAATTTTTTAATGCATCTACTGTAAAAGTAAAATTTGAATTTGTAGTTGTCCATTGATTTGATTGATTTAAATAATATCCATCACTTGTAGATATTTTAAAAAATAATCTTGCTTGACCTGTATCATAAATACCTCCATTTTTTATTGTTGATGTTTTTATTATTAAATTTAAAACATCATCTTGAAAAACAGTTATAGGATCAGATGTCAATATATTTAAAGGGAAATCTGGATTTGCTGGTTTTACTGAAATCTCTAATCCATCATTTGGATTATTTATTATAAATGCAAAATCTGTTGGTAAACTTGGATTTGTTGTCCAAGCATTAAATACCATTTCAGGTGAATGAATAAAAGTAGGATTTGCAACAATACCTCCTAAAAATCCATATTGATAATTCAATCGATATGCCGATATTGCTCCTTTAACTTCTATTTGTTGATTTGCACTTGCATGATGAGGATAAAATCCATTAATTTGACTTCCTAAAACTGCATTTAAATTCTTTGTAAAAACAGCATCAGTTGTTTGATTAATAAATTCAGTATAACCGTTTAACTCTAAATCATTAGGTCTATAAATCCACCATTGCCCATCTTGTTGAGTTATAACTGCGGAAAATAAATTTAACATGGAAGTTAAAACCTCATTGCAATCCATTATAATAATATCGTTTTTATCTTTTATGAAACGATCTGAATTAACATATATGTCTTTAAAAATATTTGTTCCTGTATAATCAACATATTCAACGTAAACACTTGTATTTATATCTAAAGATAAACGTGTTCTATCTAAACAACCTTTTATAACATCGTAAACCGACATTTTACCTGTAAATGGTAATCCATTTGTTTGAACAAAAGATAAGTCTTTTAACGCACCTAAAACATCATTGCTTTCTATATTAACATACCAAATATCATTAACAAAACTTTGTTGACATCCATCGGGTTTAATGTATCCTTCAAATATTATTTGACTTCCTTTTAATAATTCAGTTTTATATGTAAACTCATCTTCAAGTAAAAATTCATCAAAGGTTAATGTTTGACTTGCTTCTAAAGACAAATCTAATCCTGTTCCTCTAATCTGATCTAATATAGTTTCAACATTTGATTTTTTTAATGTAAATGTGCCAAATATTTCAGATGCAGTTCCTTGATAATTGCTTTTATAAATATTTAGTGTATAATCATCAAAATATAAATAATACTTTAAATTAGTTCCAAAAGGCTCAACATCTTCTGTAGTTATTGTTATGTTTTCGTTTAAATCTTCACCAATGGTAACAACAGCATCCGCTTGTATTAATACTTCAATAGTGTTATTAACTAAACTATAACTTATTAAATCATTTTGATATGTTTGGCGTAAAAAACTTAACAATATTTGCAAAGTTTCATCAAGTGATGTTCCTATTGGAACTTCGTAATATTCTGATGGTGTTGCACCATTAGCAATAAAATCAACTTTTAATTCAAAATCGCCTGTTGGATAGTATAAAGGAAATGAATTAACTGTTATTGTATAACTATATCCAACTACATCAATAATTGGCTGTGCGCTAAAATCTATTATTATTTTTTTTGCCATTATCCTAAACCTAAAGTTCCCCCTAAACGTTTATTTGAGTTTAAGGTATTATTTAAAACTCCTATTAACTTTTGACCTGCAATTTCAAAGACTACCGTTCCACCGCCACCGCCACCACTAAAACCACTTGAAGAAAAACTTTGATTGTTTGCACCTGCTCCCGATGAATTTGAAGCACTACCACTACTGCCCACTGAGCTTCCAATAGATGCTGATTTACTACTAAAGAATGAACCTAAAGCAATTAATGCAACACCTGCTGCAATAGCAACATAAGGGTTTAAAGATTTTAAAGCTGCTTTTATTGCTATTAAACCAATTCCTATTTCTATTGCCATTTGCCCCATATTTGTTAAAATACTACCTAAAGAACTTAACAAAGTAGCGCCAACAGACTTTAAAACATTGCCTCCAGTTGCCAAAGCAATACCTATTGCAGATCCTAATTGGCTAAATGTATTTGCTATACTATTTGTAATTAATTCATTTGCAGCGTTATTAAATTCAAGTAAGGCCTCCATCATTAAAATAGTACCTGCATTAATTTCATTTGGAATTTGAACTAAAGATGATTTTATTACACCAGGTAATTCTTTTATCTTATTTCCAAATGCATCAACTTGACCATTAAAAGTTTCTATTCCTTTAACATCAAATAAAGGAGCGGGGATTATATTTTTTCCTATTCCTGTAACTTGTTGTGTGTTAAATGTTTTTGTTTCTTTATTATCGCCAAAGAAATTAAATTTAAAATCCTTTGCTATTTTAGCAGCATCTTCTTCAAACTTTTTTGCAATAGATAAATTAGCTTTTGCAGCATTTTCATTTATATTTATTTCTTCTTGCTTTCTTTTTTTCTGTAATTCAATTAATCTTATTTTATTTTGCTCTCTTACAAATGCCTTATTCGCTTCAGTATCTTCTCTTTCAGAAGTAGCTATATTTACTTTATCGTTAAAACTTGCAAATTCCGCTAATTTTTTTACTCTTATTTTTTCAGCTTCTAATTGACTTTTTGCAGCTTCTTCTAAAGCTAAAGTTGCAGCAGCTTTATATAAAGTCATTTTTATATAAGCATCGCCATTTTTAACAAGTTGTTGCTCAACTTCATCTAAACTTTTTACTATTCCTGTGGTTTTACCCATAGTTTCGTTATAATGTTTAACAACTTGGTCTTTTTCAAGAAAACCTTGTTTAGCTAATCCAACTTCAATATTTAATTGGTTTACATTAGTAACAGCTTGTTGTACACCTTTATCATTATATGCTTCGCTATTAACTTTCTTTAAAGCATCAGCATAGGCATCAGTATTACCTGTTAATTTATTAAAAACATCACTTATAGTTAAACCATTTTGTGCTAAATATGTTAATCCGGTAGTAAGCAAAGAAACTCCTAAAAGGATTCCACCTGTACCCATTAAAGAACTTGCTAAAGCCTTTAACGCTCCGCCTGTGCTTCCTGTTTGTGCTTTTAAGTATGAGAAACTTTCAGCAGTTGCAGTAATGTTGTTTCCTATTCCTATTATTCCAAATGGAGCATCTTGTGCTATTCTACTGAACTGCGTTAATGTATTACCCGCATTGGCAACCTTTGGAGCTGCGGATGCAAAACTTTGTCCTGTATCTTTTACAGTACTTTTAAGGCTGTTTAAACTTGCCTTTGCATCTTTTATCTGCGAATTTATTTCAGTAGTATCTAAACCAACTTTTAACCTATCAAGTTTTACCTTTGACAGTTCTTTTATATCAAACTCAACTTCTTTGATTTTCTTTTCAAAGTCGGTAATGTCTGCTCCAATCTCAACTGATAATTTACCTCCTGCCATTATGCTTTTATTTTTTCTTGATATTTTCTAAACTCATTCATAAACCTTTCTTTCATCTCATCTGTTACACCTGACCTAACTTGCTTTTCATTATTCAAAGGCAAAAACGCTTCTTTGCGTTTAACCATCTTTTTAGGATCTTGATGCGGTGCAATGTAACTGGTCCACATTAACTCCCTTAACTTTTGCCAATCATATAAATCAATCCTTTTATATGCAAAAAGTCGAATTTGAAACTCCGCCCACGTCATATCGTAAACCGCTTCCAAACTCGACATTCTTAATTCACCAATGGCAAAAGAAATTACATCCTCGCTCCAGTTTATTTTTTCGTTACTATTTTTTTTTTGCTTTTATCTTCCGGAACATCCTTTGTTAAGGATTGAGTAAACGCTTGAAAAAACGATGTAACTACTTCGCTATCCATTCCAACTTCATCAATCCACTCTGCTACATCAAAAGCATCAAAGTCTGGAAATTCATTTCTACGTTTAAATCCAAAAGCACAACTATAATACATAATTAATGGAATCCATTTAAAAGGATTCTCTGCTAATTTAGCATCAATCTCATTCATTGCTATGTTTTCGCTTTCGAGTAAGTTTCCTAAAAAACCTAATCCGAAATGAAATACACGCTCTTTTTCTCCAATAGTTAAGGTTATTTGTTTCATTAAGCGTTAGGATCTGTTAATACTATCGCACCATCACCATCTAAAGTTAGTGAGAAAGTTGTAACCTCGTCACCACTTCCGAAAGTAGCACTTAAATCAGTAATGTAAGCATCACCATAGTATTTAACAGATGTAGCATCATCAACGTTTGTATCTAATTTCCACGTTACTAACGTTTTGTCTTGTTGCAATAAAAACAAAGCATCATGTGAAGCTTTTGCATCATCACCTCCAGCAGTAGTTGTGTCGATATATTCGCCCTCTGCTTCTACTGAATAACTAAATGTTCCTGGCGTTTTTTTAACTACACCTGGAAAGCATTTAGTTGTGCTTTCAATCATTGCTAATGTTGTGTTTAATCCATTTGAAGTAAGACAAGCAACAGGCTTATAGGCTGCTGTGTCCCAAATGTAAAGTATTCCTTTTTCGCCTCTTATTGACATATTTTCTATTTTTTATAAATTAATGATTTCAAATTCAAAGATAATAATTTTATTTATATTTATTCTAAATAATTATAAAATTTATTCTAATGTTAAAATAACTCGGATAAAGTTACGATAAACTGTTTGTGTTGCTGTACTACTGTCTAAATTACTTGGGAACTCATATCTCCGGTTAACAACTGTAAATCCATCAATAGTAACGTTTTCAATTAATGATAATATATTGTTTTCCATGTCATCGTTAACCAATCTACTACCTACATTCCCTGCGCCATTATAAATCTTTACAATATCCAAAAGAGTATAAGAAACCCATTGATAATTGCATTTAGTGGCTTTGTCAATCTCTTTATCTTGTGTTGAAATAATAACATATTCAGTTTGATTATCATTGCCGGTTACTTGCATATCATAACAATCATAATCGCCTATTATGGCATCGTATAAAGCTTTCCTAACGTATTTATTTGGATTTACCATATTTGTCTAATACTTTTTTTAACTTCTCTAAATATTCTGTTCTACCTTGCAATAAGGCCGGATATAAATAAGGTCTTGGCCTTAAATTAACTTGCTTTATTCCTTTACCTTTAAACTTAATCGCCTGATCTTTTAACTCGTTAGGAACTTCCACTAAACCACCTGTTCCAAATTCAACAAATGGAGCATAAGGAGCAATAACTCCACCAGCTTCAACCTTCCAATTTAAAGGATTATCTTTAACCGCTTGTATGGATTGACCTAATTTACCAAAGTTTGCCGGAGCGTAATTTTTAGCATTCTTTTCAATATTACGAGCAACTAATTCAGTAACTCCTTCAATATCTTTTTCAGCTTCTTTTCCGTACTTTCGTATATTAGCCAAAACACTATTTAAGCCTTTTATTTCCATTAAGTTCTTTGAGTGGCTTGTATTTGAATGTCAATATTATCCAAGTCAATATTTAAAACGCTATCAATATTATAAATGACATTATTATACTTTATAAAATTGTCTTTTATAGAAATGTTTAAATTTGGATTATTACGAATGGTAAAAACTACCTGAACAAAATTATCGTTCTGTCCGTTCTCGTTTGTTCTTGAAGCATTGTTTGTAGTTACGTTTGCCCAAAGAGTATAATCTAAAGCAGTTGTTACGGTATTTCCACCGAAGCCATCGGAAACAGTTGTTGTGATCCACATTTCAATAATTCTATCGTATTTTCTTGAAATCATTATAAAAATCGTCTGTTAACATCAATATTAGATAAGACAAAGTCAGGAACGCTATTCATTGCGTTTTTAGTTTCTGAATTATAAAACCAAAAGTTGATAAGCTGTAAAGCACTATCGATTAATTCCGAAGGAATATCCTCAACAGAAGTATATCCAGTTGTTAAAGTAACCATATTATTAACCGTTGGAACAATAGCATATAAAGGCCTGTATTCTATTTCTAATTCGGTTTCAGTATTGTCAATAGGATAATCGTAAACTCTAACTTGTTGCACTAAAGCGCAATCTTTAAAATAAACTTTATCACGTGTTTTGAATATGTGATTTGTACGTTTCTCAATAAATGAAAGTGCAGAGTTTATCATGCCGGTTATTTCATCATCGGTAACGGTTTGCCCATCATCGATTTTAAGATATAACTTCGCTTGTTCTAAAGAAATAACATCGGTATAATTAGTCATTATTTTTTGCTTTTAGTTTCTTTTACTTCTTTAACTTCTTTAACTTCTTTAACTTCCTCTAAATAACCATCAGTAAGCATTCCTAAAGCTTGTTCTTTAGTCAACTCAATAGTTTGTCCTTTTTTATAGTTTTGTTTATTGGAATGAGTGTAAAATGGTTTTAATACTTTAAATATCATGTGGAGTTTATTAGTATAATTATTTATCATAAAAAAAGCCACCACAATCAAGCAGTGGCTTTAGTTTAAAAAATCTTAATGATTATGTAGTAGCAGTGAAATCACCGTAAACAATTGCCAATGGTTGCTCAACAGCCAAAGCAACTTGTGCCTCAATACGAGCAGTGATATTGTTGTTCACAAAGTTTGTTCCTTCTGTTTCAGAAAACTCTAAAGACAATCCTTCAGTAGTTACTTTGTTAACTCTTGTCCAATCACCAACATAGTATTTGTTAGCAGCTAACCAAGTAGCTTTAAATACTTGAACTCCTGCAACTCTTAAAACTCCACCTTCGTAAGTAACGGCAGATTCTAAATCCATTTTCGCAGTTTTCAAGATATCTAAATAATCAGTTGGTCTGATAACGATACCATTTACAGTATAGTTTGCATCTTCTAATTTACCAATCTCATTGATAAGCATTTCAGATTTAGAACTTCCTGTTATGATTTCAGTTGAAGCTGTAGCATCAGCAGCTAATACTGTGTTGAATGCAGCATTTTCAGCTTTTAAGTAATCTCTTCTTAACAAGTCAGGAATAGCTGAAGTGATATAAGAAAGGTTGTTACGCATTTTTTTAGAGTAACGAGCAAAACCAGCGATGAAGTTTGTTGAAACATCAACAGCAGTAAAGTCGTAATCTCTTTGGTTTTTAGCAGCTCCTTCTGAATTTGCTCCGATTGATCCTTCTCCTGCACCTTCTACTGTGTAAGTATAAGTTCCACCATTAATGTTGATGTTACCTGTTAAGTCAGCAACGTTTAACATTTGTGAAGGGAATTTAACTATATCAAAGTTATAATCTCTTGGCTCTTCTCCTGTGAAGTTAGCAGTTGTCATATTTCCAACAGCTTTCAATCTTACTTTGTTGTTCTCACCAACAGATGCAATTTTTTCAGAGTTATCTTTAATTACAGATTTGATAGCATCAACTCCTTTGTTAGCAGTTGCTTTAGCACCTTCTTGTAATTTAACATCCAATTTGTCAGCGTGATCTTGTACAGCTTTCAAGTCAGCAGTAAATTTAGCTTCCATTGCTTCAGTAGCAGCTTTTAATTCAGTAGCAAATTGTGTTTTGTTTGCTTCTGTCATTTTAACCTCTAACGCATCGATTGCGTTTTTTACTTCGGTTGCAGTCTTTGTTTCAAGACCAGTTTTGATAGCAGATAATTCCGCTTTTAATTCTAATTCGTTCATCTTATTTTAAATTTAACGAGTTTGTAAATGATTTTAACGTTTCTAATAATATCGGCTCATTATCAAAAGTGTCAGTCTCTGACGGCTCCATTGTGAGTGATTTTAATATTGTTTCAATCTGTCTTAATCTCTCGTCAGAGTAAGGCAAATTGTAAGCTTTTGTAATAAGTTCCATAAGTCCGTAATGACTTTGGATTGATTTTATATCCTGTACTGTTGATAGTTGATTCGCTCCCCAGGATGATAAAAAAGAATATTCCATTAACTTATATTCTTTAATGATGCTTTTATCTTTTTGATCCCTTTGCATTACTCTATACCCAATGCTTAACTCTGCATTTAAACCAGTCTCAAACATAAGTTTAACATCAGTAAACATATCTTTACCTAATGGCTTATTCATATTGAATTTAGTAGTAGTAAGTAAACCATAACTATCTTTAGTATCAATAGTCAAAGGAACACCTATCATCATTGTTGGATTATGATCCTTCAATACCCGGATGCGTTTAAAGTTTTCGTTTACAGTTTTATCAAATGAACCATAAGCCGAAATGTCTCCATCGCTATCTTTAAAGTTATAAACGTTAGCATAGGCAGTAACAACGCCTTTTGTTTCGTCTAACTCTTTTAAGTCGTAAGCTAATTGTTTAAATTCCATTTAAATTAATCTTAATTAACCACAAATATATAAATTTTATTTAGACTAAATATAAATAAGATATATTTTTTATTAAAATGTAAAGAAAGTTTGTTTTAAGTCAAAGTAGAAACGCATGGCCAACGCATCGGAATAGTCAGGCGAATGTCCGATTAACTCCTTAACTTTCTCTTTTGGAAGGATTCGCAACTTACCATCTTGGTCAATCTTATCCCTTTTAACCTGTTCAAGTTCTTTGCAAATGGTATCTTGTATATCGGCATTGTTGCAATCGATAAATAGTTTGTTAGCCTGGATTAGTTCAGCGAGTTTATAATAGCATTGTGTTTTTAGGTTTTGATACTCGACATTATTGTTTTCTTCTTTTAATGCTTTGGAATTATTTACAAATCCTTTGCAACGTACAATATCCACAACACCACCACCAACACCATCCTCATCGGCAATTACGTTAGACAATGGCACCCGATGTTTATTCATTAATGATTTGATTGCTTCGGCAGTTTCGGTAATACTTGATTTGTCAAGCGTAAATATCTCAATAACCCTGAATCCACTCCAAACAAGTATAACCATCTTATCGCTACCATATCGAGCAATATCGGCACTAATATACATATCACCGGCATCAACAAAGTCGTTAGTAAATATGTTCTGAATCTTATCAAAATCGATAAGCCTTGCCGGATCATTGTCAAACTCCCAATTGCCATAATACAACCTTTGTTTACTATTTTCGTCTAAAGCGAGTAAACTATCTAAATAGGATGGAGGTAAGTTAGGATTGTCAGTTGGTAATGATTGTATAAACTTTCTCGTATCATTTATAGTTCCGGCAGCAGTTGGAATGTAAAACTTTGAATAGGTCCAGTTCTTTGCCGGGTTACACGTTCCTAATATCTTTGGAGTTAAGTTATATTCATTTAGTTTATATCTTATCCTGGATGTAACTATTTGCCATGCCTTAAATGAAATTTGATTGCACTCATCTATAAAAGCTCCGGTTATCTCTAACGAACCTAAACTATCAAAGTTTGGATCAGCGGGATAGGAATATAAATCTTTTAATAGTATTTCGCTTCCATTGGTCCAGGTGATTACTCCTGTTTGACTATTATAGTTATAACAATTAGATAGTTTTAAATTAGATGTAAGTTCAAAGAAAGTATTTAAAGTTGTTTCTTTTAAGGTCTTTAGCTTTGACCTTCCCATTAGCCAACGGGTGCCAGGATAAGCTTGACATTGTTCTATAAGCCATAATACACCGAGTGCTGATTTGCCACCACCCGCAGCGCCACCGTATAATATTTCCTTTGTGATATTATCTTTAAGATAATAAACAGCGTGTTCCTGCTTAATTAATAATTTCATTTGGTTTTATTCCACTACCTAAACTAATAATGTTTGTAGTGATTTCACCGGAGTGTTCTGTTTGAACTTTATCGCCAAACATTTTTGGATAAAATTTAGCCATTTTCCATTTTAATGTTTGAACTAAAGTATTATAAGTTGAAGCATCAATTTCTTTAGCCAATAACATAGATCGGTAATCATCCATTTCATTTTCTAAAGCTTCGGCTTTGTCTTGCACACTGTTTATGTACAATGTTCGTAATTCATCGTTCTCACGCTTCCAACGTCTAAAAGTTGACCAACTTGGATATAAGTTGTCTGAATCCAAAACTTTTATAATATTATCACCTTTTGCAACTAACTCGCAAATCTCAATACATAAATCAAAGTTATATTCGCTTGGTCTTGCCATATCATTTTTTTAAATACGTTAAACCTACTCTATTACTAAAGTAGGTAAAGAGTAACTTTAATTTACTACTCCCGCTAATTTTTATTTATTAAATTTCTAATAGCTATATTCTTTTTTATTTCATCGTATAGTTCACCATTGAACTCCAATATGAAATCAGTTCCATTTAAAACTAAACACATTGTCTCGCTGTCAATAACATAACAACCATTCACATCAGAGATAACAAAATCGAAGTTTCGGTATTCCTGATTATGTTCTGTTTCAATTAAAACTCTTGGTTGCTTCATATAACAAAGATATATAAAAAATAATTACTAAAATGTTTGGTAGTTTATTATAAATAACTATATTTGCATATAATTAATAACTAAAAAATCAAATATTATGACAACTACACAAATCAAATCAATCAAAATGGGTACAATTTTAACTTGGATTCCAACTGGAGAGAAATTTAAAGTTACTGGATTTAATGAATTTAAAATTAAAGATGGAACTGAAACTAAAGTTACGGGAATAGAATGCGATGATAATGGCCGATATGACCAACAATCAATGCCAAGCATTTATAATTTAAGTAAATGTAATTAATAACCAAGTGGAGCAGCATACTATAAACTGCATTAATAATTAAACCAAAACATTATGAAAACATTAAATTTAACAAAAAAAGATTGGTACAGATTTGATTCATTATGCAAATTATTTGGATTAACTGTACAAACTGACGCTAATTATACTTATAGTAATTTATGTGAAACTGAACATTGCTATTTAAGAATTATAAAAAATAACAAAACAATATGCATTGCATATTTAATTGACTAAAAAACAATCATTATGAAAACATTTTTATTAAAACAAAAGTACCAAGTTTACGCAATAGCAGTTATTGCAGTATATTTTTTAACCCGATTTTTATATTAAAAATTATGAGTATCAGAGCAAAGCAAAAGTTTTATAACAAGGCCAAAAGTTTAGGAATAGACATGGCAAATGTGAACTACGATTTAGTGGATTTATCACAACCACAGAAACACAAGAGCAGTTTTAAGAAACGAGCTGCTGAAATAAAAGAAATGTACAACTATCGCTTTCCCGCTTATGTAGAGCCTCGCAGTTTTGATTTCGGATTGTTTAACATTGAATTTAAAAGAAAATGACACCACAAGAAAAAAAGGAATTAGACTTTGTATTAAAGACCGGATTGAAATGCGCTATTGGAATAGCAGTATTGTTTTTTGGATTACTAATTATAATTAATCTATTATGAAAAAATTAATATTAGATTCAATAAAAGATTTTTGTAATGAGAATTACAATTGGTTTGATTACTATATTAACTCCAAAGGCTTTGAAATTTACGATAAAGATTTTAATTGCATTGCTGTAGTTGATTTCGAGGTTGAGGTTGAGGTGTATCGTAAGCCATGTACAGGCAATTATTTTAATCCACCGGAAACAGGTGAATGTGATTTCATACTTTACGAAATTATTTTGCATGAAGTTTATAACTCAAAAGGGCAATTATTGCCAAATTATAAATTGAAATTACAAGAGGAATTAGATAACGTAAAAGGTAAAATAATATGAAAACAGCAGTAGAATGGTTAGAAGATTGCTTAACAGAGCAATATCCAAATGGTAAATTTGTTTGGAATACAAGAGCAGATATAGAAGCTTTATTTAAACGTGCCAAAGAAATGGAAAAGGAGCAGTTAGAATGCGCCTGGAACTCATCGGATCAAAACATGCGCTTTCAATTTAGTAGTTCAGCATATAAAGCAATTACATTTAAACAATGGTTAGAAAATTTTAAAGAAGAATAATATGAAAAAAGAAAAAAATCTCGGAGGCAGACCTAAAGCATTTATTGACGATGTTGCTGTTGTATTGCCTATTTCAGTTCCAAGTAAAGAGCGTGAAAGATTGCGGATCAAATGGAACAAAGATTTGGATCAATTTAGAATTAAAAAATAAATTTGTTTATTAATTATAAATTACTATATTTGTAACCGAGTTGGTCAGAACTCTAAACCAAAACATAACTAATTCCCTTCTGACCTTACGACTGACCTCGTTTGAATTGGAAGGGATTTTTTATTTAAACTATTATGAAAACACTATTTGACAATTTAAAAGAAGAACACAAAGAGCAGTTGGAAGTGATGAAAGAAATTTATCCAAACTCCCACGCAAGATTGGTAAAAGCATTAGAGGATAATTATTTGTATTCTCTACTGACAATATCAGATGCTTATACATTGATTTTAAACACGAGTAACAAAAGCTTTTCAATAACTAACCTATCAGACCTATTTTATGAGTAATAAAGATTTATTTCAGATGATGAGAGAGCAAGAAGTACAAACGCAAAACTTCTTGCCAAACAAAAAAGAGATCCAATTCTCTGCGACAAAATTTATAACTGATGTTATAGATGGAGGCGAGGTTGACAAGTACGAACTCCTGGCACAAGCTAAAAGAATGCAAGAAGCACTCGATGTAATTACTGCTAAAATTTTAGAAGTAGTGCCACAGGAAAACTTTGAGGCTTTTGGCCTTAAAGGAACGTTTAGAAATGGTGGTGAAACCATAAACTATAAAGATGATTTTAAATGGTCAGAAATCAAAGAAAAACTAAACGAAAGGGAAATGCTCCTGAAGGTAGCGTTAAAGTCTAATTCAAGCATTTACGATGATGATGGTGTTGAAGTAACAAGAGTAAGCACATCACCACGTAAAGATACTTTAGCGATCTCTTGGTAATTAAACAAAAAAATATTATATTAGCATATCATAATTAACAGCTCGAAGGTTTCACGAGCTTCTATTGAAACCACAAATAAATATAAAAATTATGAGTACTTCAAACCGCAAACAAGCGTTTGCACAACCAGCAACAAACCCAGCCACTAAATTTATTGAGTGGAAATCTAACGACAAATGTTTTTCTTATTTTGACAAAGCAATCGCTGAATCTTTAAAAGGTTCTGATATTGATGTTATAAAAGAAAAGGCAAATGTATCAATTCCTTTACCATTTAAGTTTTTAGTATTAGATGAGTTATCATTTGTAAAAGGATGGAGCGATTCTTTAAGTGGTAACATTATTTCAAATGAAGTTAAATTTATTTCTAAAGAAACATTAACCGCTAAATGTTATCATAAAAACATTAAAGGCGAAAATGCTACTACTGAAATTGCCAAAGGTTTATATAAAGACATTAAGGATCAAGTTGTATCTGCCGGAGCTAAATATCACAAATCTATTTATGTGATGTTAGAAGATGGATCACTTGCAAATATTAAATTTAAAGGAGCTTGTGTTGGCAAATGGGCAGACTTTACGCAAAAGACTCGCTCCAGGTTAGCTGATGAATGGATTGTTATAGCCAAAGCTGAAGATGGTAAAAAAGGAGCGGTTAAATTTTCAACTCCTGGCTTTTCTTTTGGAAAGTCATTAAGCGAATCAGAAGCTATTAAAGCAGATGAGTGCTTTGACATATTGGAGGCATACCTTAAAACCTATTTAGTTAAACAAGATGTCAACGATATTGAGGTTGTTTTAAATGGTGACATTGCCAATGACTTTAATGAAACACAAGAAGCTTCAGAGTTTGATGATTTAGATTTTTAAATAGCGTTCAACACAACTAATTAAACCACCTTAACCGGTGGTTTTTTTATTTCAATACTAAAGTATTGAATTTACTTTTTTTATTAAATAGTACACTTTTAAAGCTATAAAGTACACATTATTTTAAAAATGTGTACTGTTATTAAAGTCAATAAATATAAGGGTTTACAACAAAATAGTACACATATACACTTTGATTTGACTTTTTTCTAAAAAAAATAAAAAAAATAAAAAAGTTTTTTTTCTATAATATATATAAGGCTTTCAATGTGTACTTGTGTACTTTTATAAATAAAATTTTTTATATTGATTTTTTTATTATATTTGTAAATGTAGTCTGGTAGCTATAATTAAAATATTATCAATGCCTTATGCAAACCGACTACCAGCGGTGGGTGTAGGGCATTAACTTTTTAAAAAAATATAAAATGAAAATTTTAAGAACAGATGGTGGAGGTGAAAGCTTCACAGATGAAAGATTAAGAACTTTAAGAAAAATGTTAATACAAGTTGATATTAATAACATTTATTTATTACATGATCACAAAGGGATTTTAACAGTGATTTGGGATTCTATACCTAATGATTATGATAAAACAAAAGTAACAGATGCTTGGGAATTTTTAAATGAGTATGAGATAGAACATAAAATTGTAACTTTTAAAGATTTATAATTATGATAGTTACTATTTATAGAAAATCAAACGATACTTCAAATGGATTTTATAAAGATGTATTGTTTTGTCTTGAAAGAATAAGACAAGGTAAATCAAAAGAAATGGTTGAGTGGTTACGAACTTTGCCAAAAATAGATTATGATAAAAATAAAAATCAACTGCCTGGAGTTTGTTTTAATGGTATTTTTAATTATAGATCAAAGGCAGGAATAAAAGAGCATTCTGGTCTTATAATTTTAGATTTTGATAAATTTGAAACTTCCCAAGATGCGATTGATTTTAGAAATTCAATATCTGATGACGATTATATTTTTAGCTGTTGGATTTCCCCAAGTGGTAAAGGTGTAAAAGCTTTAGTTAAAATTCCAAAAGACATTGAAAATCATAGTTTATATTTTAATTCTTTACGTGAATATTATAACCATCCTAAATGGGATAATAGCGGTTCTGATATAAGTAGGTTTTGTTTTGAAAGTTATGATCCGGATTTATTTATTAATAAAGATTCTAAAACTTGGGAAAAAATAGAGATTCCAGAGGTTGAAGATTTAGGAAAAAAATCAGTTTCAATTTCTATAAAATCTGACAATATTATAATAAATAATCTTTTAAAATGGTTTGAAAAAAAGTACAACCCTAATGAAAGAAATAAAAGTATATTTAAATTAGCATCCGCTTTAAATGATTTTGGAATTGATAAAAATGTAGCTGAACAAACTTTATATCAATTTGAACAAGAAGATTTTGACAGGAAGGAAATTTTAACAACTTTAAACTCTGCATATAAAAAAACTGCCAATTTTAGAACTAAATTTTTTGAGGATAAATTAGTTAAAGAAAAAATTGAGAAACAAATAAGAAGTGGTAAGAATAAAAAAGAAGTAATTGAAAACTACTCTGAATATAAAAAAGAAGAAATTGAAAGCTGTATTGACGATATAAAAGAGGAAATATCTGTTTCAGATTTTTGGTTTTATAATGACAAAGGAAGGATAAATTTAAGTCCTCATAAATATAAATTTTGGCTTCAACAAAATAACTTTTTTAAATATTTCCCAACTGATGCCAATACTTTTACATTTATTAAAATTGAACAAAATTTAGTTGAGGAAACAAGTGAAAAGAAAATAAAAGATTTTGTTCTAAACCATTTATTAAGTCGTGATGATATAGGCTTTCAACCTTATGATTTTATGGCATCAAATAATAAATATTTTCAATCTGATTTTTTAAGTTTTTTAGAAAGTTCAGAAATAAATATAAAAGAAGATACACAAACTGAATGTTTTTTATACTTCAATAATTGTGTTGTAAAAGTAACATCTGAAAATATTGAAACTATTGATTATTTAGATTTAGATGGTTTTGTTTGGAAAAGACAAATTATAAATAGAGAGTATCAAAAATATGACCATCATAATGCTGTTTTTAGAAAATTTTTATGGTTGATATCCGGTAAAAATGTAGAAAAGTATAATTCATTTAAATCTGTAATTGGTTACCTTTTACATTCATTTAAAACATCAGCAAATAACAAAGCAATTATATTTAATGATGAAACAATAAGCGAAAATCCTAATGGCGGAAGCGGAAAAGGTTTGTTTTGGAATGCATTAAGTCAAACTAAAAAAGTAAGCAGTATTGATGGGAAAACATTTGAATTTACAAAAAGTTTTCCTTATCAAACTGTAAGCACAGATACACAAATATTGGTTTTTGATGATGTAAAAAAGAACTTTAATTTTGAAAGTTTATTTAGTTTAATTACGGAAGGAATTACCCTTGAGTACAAAGGCCAGGATGCTATTAAATTACCAGTTCAACAAAGTCCTAAAATATTAATAACTACAAATTATACTATTGGAGGAGTTGGTGGATCATTTGAAAGAAGAAAATTTGAGGTTGAAATGTCAGACTATTTTAGTTATAAGCATACGCCTTTAGATGAGTTTGGCCATTTGCTTTTTGATGATTGGGATGATAATGAATGGTTAATGTTTGACAATTTTATGATTAATTGTGTTCAATATTATTTAGAAAACGGATTAACTAAACACGACTTTAAAAATTTAGAAGTTCGTAAATTCATTAAAAATACTTCTTTTGAATTTTATGAGTGGTCAAAACCAAATAATGAAGGTAAAAATGAGAATATTGAATTTAATACACGATGCATAAAACAAACTTATTATGATAGCTTTATAAACGAATATCCCGATTTTAAAACTTATAAGTTAAGTCAAAAAAGATTCACCCAATGGCTTGATCACTATTGCAAATTTTATGGACATACATATTTGACAGGGAACTCCAATGGTCAAAGATGGTTTGAGATAAAAAATGACAATGCTCCAATTATTGATGATAATGATATAATGTTTTGATTATGGAATTAAGGAACTATCAAACAAGACTTTCAAAAGAAGCTGCTGAAATATTGCAACGCAAAAAGATTTTGTACCTGGCGATGGAAGTGAGAACCGGAAAAACAATTACAGCTTTGCAAACTGCTGAAAATTATGGTGCTAAAAACGTTTTATTCCTAACCAAATTAAAAGCTTTTAGTTCAGTTCAATCGGATTATGACAATGTTGGATTTACTTATCATTTAACTATTGCTAATGATGAAAGTTTACATAAAATTTCATGCAATTTTGATTTAGTCATTCACGATGAGCATCACCGATTTGGAGCATTTCCAAAGCCAAACGCAACTGCCAAACTATTCAAAAAGATGTACGGAGATTTGCCGATGATATTCTTGTCAGGAACTCCAACTGCTGAAAGTTACAGCCAATGGTATCATCAGTTTTGGGTGAGCAATTACAGTCCATTTGAGCAACCAACTTTCTACAAATGGGCAAATGATTACGTGAATATAAAAGTGAAGCATTTAGGTCATGGAAAAGTTAATGATTATACCGATGCAAGGAAAAAAGACTTTTGGCATTTAATACGATATTACATTTTAACTTTTACGCAAGTTGAAGCGGGATTTGAAACGCAAGTAAATGAAAACGTTTTGTATTGCGATATGGATGCAATTACTTATAAGATAATTGACAAGCTCAAAACTGATTTAGTGGTGCAAAACAAAGAAGGCCAATTAATATTGGCTGATACTTCAGTTAAATTACAGCAGAAATTGCATCAACTTTATTCAGGAACTTGTAAATTTGAGGATGGCACGAGCAAAGTAATTGATTTAAGTAAGGCTATTTACATTCAAAAACGTTTTGAATGTGATAAGATTGCCATATTTTACAAATTTGTAGAGGAATTTAACGCATTAAAAAACATTTTTGGCAATAGATTGACAAACGATTTAGAAGAGTTTAACACAACCGATAAAAATATCGCTTTGCAAATAGTAAGTGGCCGGGAGGGGATTAGTTTGGCAAAGGCCAAATATTTAGTTTACTATAATATTGATTTTAGTGCAGTAAGTTATTGGCAGAGCAGAGATCGTTTAACAACAATGGACAGGAAAGTCAATGATGTTTATTGGATATTTAGCAAAGATGGAATTGAAAGCAAAATTTACGCTTCAGTAATTAAGAAAAAAGATTATAACAATGAAACATTTAAACGAGATTTCGGAATCAAAAAGGCAGAGCAAAAGCAAACGACATAATGTTTATTTTTGTATATTTGTAATATAGGAGTGGTCGCCTAATTTATAATATAATAAAATT